GATTCTATTCCTGCTCTTTCAGAGAGGAGAAAGAAGATCTATGAGAATGTCACCAGTGCTGTAAGAGAAGGCATCATGACAAGGAATGAAGCTAGAGAAAGAATAGGACTAGAGCCTGTAGATGGCGGAGATGGTCTTTATGTTGCAGCTAATATGTTCCCTCTTGGTGATGGTGATGTTCCTGAACCTGCAGATCCAGTAGAAGAAGAAGATCTTGAAACATATGATCCTGCAGAAGCAGAAGAAGAGGATGATAAAGACTTTGATGATTGGGTATCTATGAGCAAAGACATAGACACTGCTAAAGCTCTAAGTGATATAGACACTAAGCCAACTGCAACTATGGCGAATAACGCAGAGAGAGGGTTGGCACTCAGAAAAAAGCATAAAAGGGGTGGAACCTCTATAGGAGTTGCTAGAGCTAATCAGCTAGTAGCTAGAGAGAACCTCTCCTTATCAACAATTAAAAGAATGTATAGTTTCTTCAGTAGGCATGAAGTAGATAAACAGGGTCAGGGTTTCAACTCAGGAGAAGAAGGCTATCCGTCTGCAGGTAAGATAGCGTGGCTGCTTTGGGGTGGAGACTCAGGCTTTGCATGGTCTAAATCAAAACGAGATGCTATAGAAAGGGAAGAAGCTAAGTCAGGATGGTTTGATCATGAGTTCTTAGAGAACAACATTCCGACTATTACCAAAGTAAGTGCAGCAGTAAAGAAAGGATTACAAAAGAAAGCTGATGATCATAATGAAAAGCATGGTGACAGCAAGACAAAGAAAACAAATGTAAGAACCCTTACATCAGTATTTAATAGAGGTGTAGGAGCTTATAGAAGCAATCCTAGCTCTGTTAGACCTACAGTGAACTCAGAAGAGCAGTGGGCTTATGCAAGAGTCAACAGTTATTTATATGCCTTGAGAAATGGGAAGTTCAGGAGTGGGAAGCATGATACTGACCTATTCCCTAAAGGACATCCTCTCTCAAGTAAATGAAACTAAAGACTAAGCAATTTCATACCTTTAAAAGGGGCAGAGTAAACTCTAGGCTAGAAGCTAGAAAGCAGAGAGTGCTTATTAATAATCTTTCTAAGAGATGTAATAAGAACCTATCTAACCTATTCAGGAAGTTCACTAATACCAATCTCTACTTATATAAGACTACAGGGATCTATGAACCTCAGGCAGCATCACAAAGACTAAAAGAAGATCTCTTTCCAGTAATGATGAGCCACTATAGAAGAGTTCATCTTGCAGTCTATAAGGGCAATGAAGAGCTGTATAAAGGACTATTTAAGTCTCAGGAAGCGTTTGTATTTGGCAGATCCAAAGAATTTGAATCAATGATAGCTCTTTATTTTGGATCTAAGGAGTTTGTTCTATCAGGTATAGCTGATGATATGTCTAAGAAGATCCTCAGGCTTATAGGGCAAGGCAGAGCTGACAACTTAACTTTAGATCAGATCACAAGGAATGTAGCTAATCAGTTCTTACCCATCAGTCTTAGAAGAGCTAATCTAATAGCAAGAACAGAAACGCACAATGCAGCTTCATTCTCTAATCACAAATACCATGAGCAGCTACAGGGAGATCTAGGAATAGAGATGGTCAAGAAGTGGGTGGCTACTTCTGATGAGAGAACAAGATCTTTTCATGCTGAAGTAAATGGATCTATTGTAGGCATGGATGAGAAGTTCCTTGTAGCAGGAGCTAGGATGGCATATGCAGGAGATCCTGCAGGTGGTGCTAAGAATGTTATTAACTGTAGATGCACTGTTGTCTATGTAGAAGCAGAAGATCAATTAGATGGAGATCTAGCAGGTGATTCAGTAGATGGCATAACTGACACTGTTCCAAAATATGTACCTAAGATGACAAGAGGTGGATTTACACCGCAAGGAATAAACTTCAGAGACACTGTAGCAAGAGCATTAGGATCAGGTAATGCTTTAAAAAGGATTCAAGAGACAATTAAGAATAACTCTAAGAAGTGGGGAGTAGCCAATCAGAAAAATCCAAGAGCTTTAGCTTCAGATCCGTTTTTTAATGCAAGGCAAAGTGCTAAGTCAGGTGATGCTATTCACCGATTTAGAGGAACTCATGCAAGAGACTTTGGAAGAACTGCAATCACAAAAACACAATTAAAGAACGCAGGATATACAGAATTTGAGTCTAAGATGTTCTTTGAAGCACTAGACGAAGCCTTAGGAGATATGAATAAAATGTCTGAAGCCTTTGGTATACCCCCCTTAAGAGGTTTAAAAAGTGCAGGTAGGAATAAAAGAATGAACGCAAGTATGGGTGATGGTGTCATGAATATAAATCTTAAAAATGTTAGAAAGTATTTCATGAGCAAAAAAATAGCCTATGCTTCTGCTGAGACTGCAGAGGATCTTGTAAAGGAAATTGGTGATGCAGCTACAGAAGCATCTAAACCTGACTACATGAAACTATCAAAATGGACAAGAGCTGATGATGCTAAAGATATTCCTTACTCTGTCAAGGCGTATATGGATAATGGTGTAGATGAATTTAAGGCTCTTATGTATCATGAGTATGGTCATCATGTTCATCAATCATTGCATTTAGATTTTACAGATCTAGCTTCTTATATGAATACTCTTGAACCTGCAATGTTTGAGAGATACTCAGGTTTTGCTGAAGAAGCTATTAAAAACAGAGTTCAATATAATCTAGGACTTAAAGAGACAGGTCCACTTGGCAGAGCCTATTGGGGTCCTTCAAAGTATGGCAACAGTCAGCCTGTAGAATGGTTTGCTGAGAACTTTGCACTATGGGCTAAGGGCGGTCATGATGCCTTGATTTCACCACAATTTTTATTGGTGATAGAAGATTTTATGGAACATGGAAGGAACTTCAACTTCGGGAAACCTAGATAATGAATATCAATCAGCTACAAGTAAAATATAACAAACTAATAGAAGGAGATCAGCCCTCAGTAGAAAACATTAAAGCAGCAAGAAAACTCTTAAGATCATACAAGACCAAAGATCCTGATGAAGAAGAGATTTTAAGTTGGTTGTTTGAAGGGTTGTATCTATTGAATGGATGAAGTATAAAAAGTATAGATTCATAGAATCTTACAAAGGAACAATAATAGATATTTACATATAGACATATGAAGAAAGGTATAACAGCAGGAGCTTTTGATTTATTACACGCAGGACATATAGCAATGCTTGAAGAAGCTAAAGCTGTATGTGATCACCTGCTTGTAGCAATCCAGTTAGATCCCTCAATAGATAGACCTGAAAAGAATAAACCAATTCAATCCATAGTAGAAAGGCAAATACAGATCAAAGCTATCAAGTGGGTAGATGACATTATTGTCTATAACAGAGAGCAGGAGCTAAGAGATATTCTTTACACCTTACCCCTAGATATTAGGATCATTGGATCCGAATATATGGATCAATATTTTACTGGAAAGCAGATATGTGAAGAGATGGGAATAGAGGTTTATTATAACTCTAGGAAGCACCAGTTTAGCTCTACTGAGCTTAGAAAAAGAAAAGGGGTCATAGACCCCCTTTAGAAAAACCCCTCCTTAGAAGGAAGGATCTTGATAATATCTTCTTGTACCAAAGTGGATATATCCATGACCTTTTCTGAATCTATTAGTTGCTTCATTTTTAAATGAAACTTTATAAGTGTTGTCATGTACCCAGTTTTTTTCCTGAACATATTGCTCAGCTCCGTTAGGGTTTGGGATATAGATATAAGACTGCTTTCCACCATATTCAAAACTATGATTTCCATCAGGTCTATGATCATCTTTTCTTAGGGTAATAGTTCTATTACCTTTCTTACCAGTGATTTCAGTGACAGTATAAGGATAGCTATCAGAACCACTTGATCTAGTAGCAGCCATGCCTACTTGAATGTCTAGTCTGCCTTCTAGTTCTAATTCTGTATCAACAAGGTTGCTGATGAAGTCTGAGATGTTAGTTGAGTTTGTCATTTTATTGTCCTGCTCTAAGAGCTTTTAATTGATTATGAATTTATTATAAACCCAAATTGGAATACACTGCAAGAACAAAATGAACTATTTTATAATATCACTACATATTGTGCTAAAGTTGCTCTTGAGATACTATATAACAAGAAATCCTAGATATAGTGATTTATAATTTTGGGAGATTGACACTATGGCAGTTGAAGAATATTCAAACAATGAAATAGATGTCAAGGCTAGTCAGCCTGATTCTACAGAATATTCCAGTGTGAATGACAGCAAAGAAGAAATAAGAAAGGATGTCTTTGACAATCCTGTTGAAGCAAATGCAAGAGCTAAAGAAATAGGGTGTGTAGGATCTCACTCACATGATGAAGATGGTAATACAGTTTATATGCCATGTAAGACTCATGAAGAATACACTGAGCTTACAGGAGAGGAAGTGAAGTCATTTATAGAAATCAAGTCAGAAATCAAAGCCTATCAAGATGAAGAAGAAGATAAAGATTATGGTACTTTTCAAGGATATGGATCTGTCTTTGGAAACAAAGATCTAGGAAATGATGTCATAGAAGCGGGAGCTTTTACTAAATCACTCAAACGAAGAAAACCCCAAAGTGTGAAGCTCTTATATCAGCATAAGTCTGATATGCCTATTGGTGTCTTTGATTCAATCAAAGAAGATGAGCACGGGTTAGTAGTCAAAGGTAGGTTAGCACTTAAAACACAAGCAGGTGCAGAAGCCTATGAATTATTAAAGATGGGAGCTCTTGATGGTCTATCAATAGGCTTTAGAGTAAACCCTGACCAAGTTTCATATGATAAGCGTGGCAATAAGCGACTTATTAAAGAAGTAGACTTAATGGAAGTCTCATTGGTAACTTTTCCAATGAATCCTAAGGCAACAGTAATGTCTGTCAAAGGAGATGAGATTTCTATAAGAGAGTGGGAAAAGGGGCTGCGTGATGCTTTCCATCTATCCCGTTCTGAAGCGAAAGTGGCTGCAGCAGCAGTTACTAAGTCTTTTGAAGTTAATCAGCGAGAAGCTGAGAATCAAAATGCTGAATTGGTAGATGCCATAAAGAACTTAACTTTAACCTTAAAATCTTAATAGGAGATAATTATGTCGGAAGATATAAAAACAGCTATTCAAGATCTTGGAGAGACTTTTTCAGAATTTAAGAAAGTCAATGATGAGAGACTTGAGAAGCTAGATAAAGGTGAAAGCGTTGCGGAACTAGATCAGAAGATGGCTAACATTGAGAGCAAATTAAACACTCTTGAAGAAGTTAATCAGAAGCTAGTGGCTGCAGAGCAATCACAAAAGAACCTACAGGAAACAGTTGAAAAATTTGAAACAAGGCTAACACGCCCTAATTCAGGTATGGATACTAAAGCTGTAGATGAGTATATGGGTGCATGGGATTCATATTGCAGAAAAGGTCTTGAAGGTCTTGATGCAATGGAGAAGAAAGCACTTACTGTAAGTAATGATTCTACTGGTGGTTACTTAGCACCTGCTGAATATGTGAGAGAGTTGATCAAAGATGTAACTGAAATCTCACCTATCAGACAAATTGCTAGAGTAAGATCAACTGGTCAGAGATCCATTCAGATCCCTAAAAGGACTGGACAATTTGCTGCTCAATGGGTAAGCGAATCAGGAACTAGATCAGAGACTACTGGTTGGCAAGTTGGCTTGGAAGAGCTACCTGCTCACGAGCATTACGCAATGGTGGATATATCAGAACAAGATTTAGAAGATTCAGTCTTTAATCTTGAAGCAGAAATGCAGTCAGAGTTTGCAGAGCAATTTGCAAAAGCTGAAGGTGCAGCTTTCTGTACTGGTAATGCTGTTGGTAAACCTGAAGGCTTCATGACTAATAGTTCAGTCTCAGAAGTTAATAGTGGTGCAAGTGCTGCTTTAACTGCTGATGGTTTAATTTCATTAGTACATGGCGTTAAGTCTGATTATGGTAAGAATGGTGTATTTGTTTTTAACAGATCTACTCTTTCTGCAATCAGAAAGCTAAAGGACACTGCAGGTCAGTATATCCTTCAAACAGGCATGAATTTAGAAGGTGGTGCAATAAACACTATTCTAGGTCATCCTTACATTGAAGCTACAGACATGGCAGACATTGGTGCAAATGCTTATCCTATCGCCTTTGGTGATTTCAGACGAGCATATATGATCGTAGATCGTGTATCACTAGCGGTTCTCAGAGATCCGTTCACTCAAGCTACAACTGGTAATGTAAGATACATTGCAAGGCGTAGAGTAGGTGGACAGGTTATACAAGCTGAAGCCATTGTTAAACAGAAAGTATCAGCATAAGGAGATAACATATGAATGATTTAAGTAATAATCTAAAAATCGTAGCAAGTGTTGTTCCTGCTGCTTTAGATGCGGATGCCAACGGAGTTGGAGTTGACACACAAGGGTATGAAAATGCTTTAGTAGTTGTTAATTGCGGTGTTGAAGGTATCACTCTAAGTAGCACTAACAAGATTGAATTTGAATTAGAAGTATCTGATGACAATTCTTCTTGGTCAGATGCGACTTCTGCAGATGTTAATGGCACTTTAGGTGCTAACGGCAACTTTCTCACATTGGATGACAATGCTGAGACACCTAGCGTAAGTGAGCTAGAATATCTAGGTAATAGTAGATATATAAGAGTTGTTGCGAACTTCAGTGGAACGCATGGTACAGCTACACCTATGGCTGCAAGTGTAATTCTAGGTAAGCCTAGACACGCACCTGCATAAGGTTAGTTATTGATTTTGGGGGGTGAAATTCCCCCCTCTTTTAACAGGAAATAATTATGGCAAAGAAATTTAAAATCATGGTTCCAAAACCTGCGTCAGCAAACGAACATGGAACAGATGTAAAATTATATAAGGCTGACGAGATCATAGAATCTGAAGGTCAATGGCAAGATGATGTCATGCAAACTTTTGTAGAAAACGGATGGGCTATGGAAGTCAAGATGGATTCAGCAGAAGAAATAGTAGAAGTAGAAGCTGAAGTAGAGCCAGTAAGAGCAAGAAATGAAAAAGGTCAGTTGATCGGAGATGACGAATCAACACCTGATGTCAATGAAGCATGGGAAGGTGGAGAAGCACCTAAAGCTAAAGCCAAGAAAAAATCTACTAAGAAAACAACAAAGAAAAGCAAGTAACATTAGTTCTTTGTTATACTTTTAACAGCAGAAGCTGAAATGGTAGATACCATATTATATTTAGGAATTATTTATGGCAGCAGGGTATCATCATTTTATCATTGAGCAAGGAGCTACATTCAAGCACACGCTAACTCTTAAGGATGCTAGTGATACAGTCATTAACCTTACAGGTTATTCCGCAGAAATGGATCTGCGTAAAAATCAAGATGATTCCTCAGAAGTAGTCACATTAACAGTTGCTAATAGTAGAATCACTATGGGTGGTTCTGCAGGTACTGTCATTCTACAAATATCAGCTACAGACACTACAAACTTAACAGTAGGTGATGGTGTTTATGATATTGAGTTGACAGATTCAAATGGCAAGGTAGATAGAATATTAGAAGGCACCTACTCTATTAGAGGAAATGTAAGTAGATGAGCATAGTAAAAAGCATAACTATTACAGGTCCTAATGATATATCTGTTGTAACTGTTGGCACTCAAGGTGCTACAGGTGCACAAGGTACTCAAGGTACAAAAGGTGATAAAGGTTCAGTAGGGGTAAGTAATGTTGCAGGTCCAACAGGTCCTACTGGAGATAAAGGTCAAAAGGGAGAAGTAGGAGTCACGGGTAATACGGGCTCTACTGGTAATACAGGTGATAAAGGTCAGAAAGGTCAAACTGGTTTAACAGGAGACACTGGATCTAAAGGTCAAAAAGGCACTACTGGAGATACAGGATCTACAGGTGCAACAGGTTCACAAGGAGTTCAGGGAGATAAAGGATCTACTGGATCTACTGGTGACACTGGTTCTCAAGGTGATAAGGGTCAAAAAGGAACAACAGGATCAACGGGCTCACAAGGAATACAGGGAGATAAGGGTCAGAAAGGTGAAGTAGGAGTAACAGGAGACACTGGATCCAAAGGACAGAAAGGTGAGGTTGGAGTAACAGGAAACACTGGTCCTACAGGTTCAACAGGACCGACAGGATCAAAAGGAACAAAAGGTCAAGAGGGAAACTTTGGTGGTCAGACAGTAGAGTTTAACTTTGCGACTAATACAACTGACAGTGATCCCACTGCAGGTATAGTCAAATTCAACAACGCTAACATTTCTTCTGCAACTGTTATGTTTATTGATGATGTTGATCAAGGATCTACTGATATTCAGGCATATCTTAGAACTATTGATGATTCAACTTCTGCAATTAAAGGTCATGTCCGTCTATCAAATAAATCTGATGCGACTGATTTTGCTTTACTTCAAATAGGAGGGGCGATAACAGAAGCTACAGGATATTTTAAGGTCCCCGTTGCATATATATCAGGTGCTACATCATTTAGTGCTGATGAAGAACTCATAGTAACCTTTGCTAGAACTGGTGATATTGGTGATACGGGCTCAAAAGGTCAGAAAGGTACAACAGGTTCTACGGGCTCTACTGGATCTAAAGGTCAAAAGGGTGAGTTAGGAATAACTGGTAATATAGGAAATACAGGACCTACTGGAGCAACAGGTCCTACGGGTGGGACTGGACCAACAGGACCTGCAGGTTCTGATGGTGATGATGGAGACAAAGGTCAAAAAGGACAACAAGGTAACTCAATAACTGGACAAAAAGGACAGAAAGGAGAAGTTGGTGCAACTGGTAATGATGGCTCTAATGGATCTGATGGATCTAAAGGTCAGAAAGGAGAGGTAGGTGTAACTGGTTCTCAGGGAGATAAAGGTCAGAAAGGAACAACAGGTGCAACAGGTTCAGCAGGATCTGATGGATCTAATGGTTCTAAGGGTCAGAAAGGTGAGATAGGGAACACTGGTAATCAAGGACAAAAAGGTCAGACAGGAAATACAGGTGCTCAGGGAGACACGGGTGCTGCAGGTGGTGATGGTGCTGATGGGGATAAAGGACAAAAAGGACAGACAGGAACAAGCGGATCAGATGGTAGTGATGGTTCTACAGGACCGACAGGACCAACAGGAGCAAGTGTAAAGGGTCAAAAAGGTGAAGTTGGTTCAACTGGTTCTCAGGGATCAACAGGAGTAACTGGACCTACAGGACCTACAGGACCTACTGGAGCAACATCAGATAAAGGTCAAAAAGGACAAACAGGTTCAACAGGTACAACAGGTCCAACTGGTCCTACAGGTAACAATGGTAATGACGGATCTGACGGATCCAAAGGTCAGAAAGGTGAAGTTGGAGCAAGTGGTTCTAATGGTAGCAATGGTTCAGATGGTAGTGATGGCGATAAAGGACAAAAAGGTGAAGTTGGTTCTACAGGATCTCAAGGATCTACTGGTCCAACAGGTTCCGCAGGTCCTACTGGTGATACAGGATCAACTGGTGGTACTGGTCCAACAGGATCCAAAGGTCAGAAGGGTGAAGTTGGTGTAACAGGTGGAACTGGTCCTACAGGATCAACTGGTCCTGCAGGTAATGATGGTAATGATGGTGGAACTGGTCCTACTGGTCCTACAGGAAGTAAAGGTCAAAAGGGTCAAACAGGTACAACAGGACCAACAGGTAGCGGTGGATCTACAGGAGATAAGGGACAAAAAGGAGAAGTTGGTGTAACTGGTAATACTGGTTCAGCAGGTTCTGATGGCGATAAAGGACAGAAAGGAACTACAGGTAACACTGGATCAACTGGTTCACAAGGATCTACAGGACCTACAGGTCCTGCAGGTGGTGACGGATCTGATGGAGACAAAGGTCAGAAGGGAACAACTGGATCTACAGGTCCAACAGGATCAGCAGGATCTAATGGTTCTGATGGTGCTGCAGGAGATAAGGGACAAAAAGGAACTACAGGTACGACTGGTAATACTGGAGGTACTGGTCCTACAGGTCCTTCAGGAAGCAATGGATCAAAAGGACAAAAAGGTCAGACTGGAAACACTGGATCCACTGGAGAAGATGGAGGTACTGGTCCTACAGGACCTACTGGTTCTAAAGGACAAAAAGGTGAGGTTGGTGTCACGGGTAATACAGGACCTACTGGTTCTACAGGATCAACAGGACCTACTGGTGGTGCAGGTGCTAAAGGACAAAAAGGTGAAGTAGGATCTCAAGGTTCTCAAGGAGATACTGGACCTACTGGATCTAATGGGTCTAAAGGTCAAAAGGGTACTACTGGTAATACGGGTTCAACAGGTGGAACAGGACCTACAGGTCCTACTGGAGACAAGGGTCAAAAAGGAGTTACAGGAGCTACAGGCTCTGCAGGTAATAATGGTAATGATGGAGCTGCAGGTGCCAAAGGTCAGAAAGGACAAACTGGAGCTACTGGTCCTACTGGATCTACTGGACCAACAGGATCAACAGGTCCTTCAGGTGGTGATGGCTCTGATGGTTCTAAAGGACAGAAAGGTCAAACAGGAAATACAGGCTCAACAGGTCCAACAGGAAGTAAAGGACAGAAGGGAGAAGTAGGTAATACGGGTTCTCAAGGACCTACAGGATCAACTGGTACTGGTATTACAATGGAAGGACAAGTTGCTCAAACAAGCAATCTTCCTTCTTCAGGCAATACAAAAGGTGATGCCTATATAGTTCAAGCAGATGACTCACTTCATATATGGGATGGCTCTGCATGGGTCAGTGGTGGATCTATACAAGGACCACAAGGATCTAAAGGGCAAAAAGGACAAACAGGATCTACTGGTGGTACAGGACCTACTGGACCTTCAGGATCTAATGGATCTAATGGATCTGATGGAGACAAGGGTCAAAAAGGAACCACTGGTAATACTGGAGGAACTGGACCTACGGGTGGTACTGGTCCAACAGGTCCTAGTGGTAATGATGGCTCAACAGGTCCAACAGGATCTAAAGGTCAGAAAGGTCAGACTGGAGCTACTGGATCTGCAGGATCAAATGGATCAAATGGATCTGATGGATCAAAAGGACAAAAAGGAACGACTGGTTCTACAGGTCCACAAGGATCACAAGGCGATACAGGACCAACAGGACCTACTGGAGCTAAGGGACAGAAAGGTACAACTGGTTCTACAGGATCCACTGGTGGAACAGGTCCAACAGGACCGACAGGATCAAAAGGACAGAAAGGAGAAGTTGGAGTTACTGGTAGCACTGGACCAACGGGATCTACAGGATCAACTGGACCTACTGGAGGAACTGGACCAACAGGAGCAAAAGGACAAAAGGGAACAACTGGTTCAACTGGACCTGCAGGATCTAACGGATCTAATGGTTCAAATGGTGATAAAGGACAAAAGGGAACAACAGGTAATACAGGTTCAACTGGTGGCACTGGACCGACTGGACCTACAGGATCTAAAGGACAGAAAGGAACAACAGGAAACACTGGATCAACAGGACCTACTGGTAGCACTGGACCAACAGGACCGACAGGGGCTAAAGGTCAAAAAGGTCAAACTGGAGCTACAGGAGGAACAGGTCCAACTGGTTCTACAGGACCTTCAGGAAGTAATGGAAGCAATGGCTCTAAAGGTCAGAAAGGTCAAACAGGTAATACAGGTGGAACTGGTCCTACAGGATCAACAGGTCCGACAGGAGCAAAAGGTCAGAAGGGTACAACTGGTTCAACTGGTAGCACTGGACCTACTGGAGGAACAGGACCTACAGGTCCTTCAGGATCTAATGGATCAAACGGAAGCAAAGGTCAAAAGGGTCAGACTGGTTCAACAGGAGGAACTGGTCCAACAGGAAGTACAGGTCCTACTGGATCAACAGGAGGAACAGGTCCAACTGGTCCTACTGGTGCAAAAGGTCAGAAAGGTCAGACAGGAAATACAGGCGGAACAGGTCCGACTGGTTCTACAGGTCCATCAGGATCAAATGGTTCTAACGGATCTAAAGGACAGAAAGGTCAAACTGGTTCAACTGGTGGAACAGGACCGACAGGAGGAACAGGTCCAACTGGTCCAACTGGAGCTAAAGGACAGAAGGGACAAGCAGGAAGCAATGGATCTACAGGACCTACTGGTTCTACAGGTGGAACTGGTCCAACTGGAGCTAAAGGACAGAAAGGGCAGACTGGTGGTACAGGACCTCAAGGATCTACAGGATCAACTGGAGGAACTGGACCTACAGGCGGAACTGGTCCTACAGGTTCTAAGGGTCAGAAAGGACAAGCAGGATCTAATGGATCTAATGGATCTACTGGACCTACAGGTGGAACAGGACCAACAGGTGCAAAAGGTCAGAAAGGACAGACTGGAGCAGGTGGTGGAACAGGACCTACAGGACCTGCAGGTGGAACAGGACCGACTGGACCAAGTGGAGGAACTGGACCTACGGGTGGAACAGGTCCAACAGGATCCAAAGGTCAAAAAGGACAAACAGGCGGAACAGGACCTACAGGTGGTAATGGTCCTACTGGATCAACTGGACCTACAGGACCTTCAGGGTCTAACGGATCTAATGGTAGCACTGGACCGACTGGAGCTAAGGGACAGAAAGGTCAAACTGGTGGGACAGGTGGTACTGGTCCGACTGGTGGAACTGGATCTACAGGACCTACAGGTGCAAAAGGTCAAAAAGGTCAATCAGGTAGCAACGGAGGAACTGGTCCTACTGGTGGTACAGGACCTACTGGACCGACAGGACCTGCAGGTGGATTCAGCACCAACTCAAATGCACAAGTTAATAGCTTAGGTATAAATACAGGTGCTAGTGGAACAGCAGGTGAGATTAGAGCAACTAACAACATTACTGCTTACTATTCTGATGAACGCCTAAAAGACTTTGAAGGCAATATTCCTGATGCTTTAGAGAAAGTATTATCACTTGGCGGATACTATTTCAGAGAAAATGAAAAAGCTAAGGAAATGGGTTATGACAACGATAAAAGGCAAGTAGGGGTAAGTGCTCAAGAAGTACAGAAAGTCCTCCCTGAAGTGGTTACAGAAGCTCCTATAGATGCTGATTACATCACTGTTTGGTATGAGAAGTTAGTCCCATTATTAATAGAAGCTATAAAGGAATTGAATCAAAAGTTAGAGGATAAGTAATGGCTTACTCTTATATAACTCCTACTTCTGAACAAATGGAAACATGGATAGCTGACGGAACTATTCAAAGACTTTATGATGATTCTAAATCATACATAGATGCAGGTTCACATCCTTTTGATGATAATATGACAGATGATCATAAAAGAGATTATTTCATTACAAGATTTCTAAGTGTTTACAGTGAAGATTCATGGAGTCCTGATGAGCATACTCCTTTTAATCATGCAATGTTTGATGATGATAAGTTAATAGCTATTTATTGTGGTCATTATGATTCTTCAGATACTTCTGCAAATATATCTATAACTCTTTTTAGTCCTAATAAAAGTGGTTCTAAGTCATACCTATACTCATTAGACTATACCACGCAGAGAAGAAATGCTGAGAGAGCTTTAGGTGCGAACAAGGCTCATGTTTGGGTGCAGTGTGGTAATGGACCTGCTTTTAGAATGATGGCACAAAAGTCTTATGAAAATATTGGGGTACTCTATGAAGATGTTGTACATGAAGATATAGAGCAACATTATTATTATGAAAGACCTGCATATACAAGTATTCCTACTCCTGATGGGATTAGTGAAGAAGTACCTGCTGAAGTAGTAATGGACTTTAAAATGACACTAACAAGGTTTACACTGGTATTCAAATGACAA